TAATAACGCATTGACGGTTGCAACTCTATCTTTGATAAAGGGATTGCTTTTGAGAGCCATTGAACGGAATCCGTAACTTTCGAGAATTGCGATGTCTGTTTTCGAGGCATTGATCGTTGAACGTGCTGAACCACTTGCGTCTGGGTAAACTAATATTCTGTTTGAAGGGTAGCGTCTTTTTATCTCTTGTGCCAAAGCATCAGTGTCTTTTTGTTTACTAATTTCATCAATGATCACTAGGTTTTGACCATCCCTGACACCTATTACACAGTTGCAATTCATTACATTAAAATCGACCCCACATAAAAGAGTTTCCATCTTTGTATCAAATGGGATTTTATTTATAACATGATCTTCTCTGGAGAATCTATTATAAACTTGGCCACTTGTGAGGTTGACCCATTGGCCAAGCAAGTAGGCTTTTATTAACTGCGGTGGATAATTCTCATATAAAGACGGAATAAAGGTATCTGGAAGATAAGGGTTGTCAGCCGTTTTGGCTTGTATCAATGCAGTATCAGATTTTCTGTTTTTTTCAAATGTTTCAAAAGCCCATCCATGACCCTCAGGAGTCGTTGTTGCATAAAACTGCTGCACATTACCAGACCTTAATCTTGCAAGTGCCATATTCATTGCTTGCTCCGCCTCTCTCTTAGGAATTGTGTCAGCCTCGTCAAATCCCACTGCGCACAAATTCTGGCCCCGCAATCTTTGATATGTAAGCATTGTCCTTAATAAGATCGTATGTGTTCCTTCCTCCCAAGAAAGTTGATACTCAGGTAAAGGTGATGCTCTGAATGTGTAAGGTATTTGCCATTGGTCTAATAATTCATTAAATGTGCGAATTAAAATGTCCCTGAGCATGGGAGCCGTAGGTTGAAAAACAGCAGATACATGACCGATATTCATACAGGCAAGCATTACAGCTTTTGAACAAAGAGCGTAAGTTTTACCAGCACCAAAACCACAAACTAATGCAAGTTTTCTATGGTCAATATCTCTACAAAACTTTTCTTGATGAGGTAATAAATCTTGATAAATCCTTTCTATTGTTTGTTGTGTAGTTGGAAGATTGTATGCACCAACTTCATATAAAACATTTCCAGCTTTAGCAGTATCTAAAATACTCACGATACAATCTGTGCTAATCGGGCGGCTGTGTTAATAGCACCTAAAGCAATGTGTAAATGCCCTTTCTTTCTGGCTTCGACTTGTAAAGTTGCGGCTTGATTTAAAAGTTCAGCAACCATTTGGGGTCTCTCAATATCAAAATCAGCCTTTAACTTTTCTTTTGTAAGCTTGAGATAAGGTTGACAAGCTCTTTCTTGTAGCCCCCATTTCTCGGCAGCATATTTCACGCAATCAGATCTTCTACCGCCATTAGCGATAATTTCAGCAAATTTATTCACTCTAACTTCTTTTTCGGCCTTTGAAATTTTTGCCATTTAAAAATGAACTTAAGTAAATGTTACACGCAAAAGAGAAAATATGATATTTGTGTAATTTGAGACTCATTTAAGATTAATAGGTGTTCCCACGTTCTCATG